TAGCACACGAACTAGTACACTACAAGCAATTGATCAACAATGAATTAGATCAGAACAGCGGAGAAACTGGAAGTCCAGACGAGAACGAAGCACACATAATGGCCGGAAAGATCATGCGACATTTTAATGATCAAAATCCCCAAATATTTGATCGTCCTCCAGTAGAAGAAAATTTTGCCGACGGACGTAATCCACAAGACAAAGGTGATAGCAAACGTCACGGAATTAGCAAGGGCATGAGTATAGCTCAGTTAAAAAAAATACGTAGCAGCGATTCAGCTAGCCCTCGCAAAAAACAACTAGCTCATTGGCAGATAAATATGAGACAGGGGAAAAAGAAATGAAGCTACAGGAACTGTTAAGTCAATATCAGTTATTTGCAGCTCGTGTAAAGGTAAAACAACCTGGGTATAGTCAAATGATTGACACTACTGTAACTGCTAAAAATAAAGAAATGGCTAGAAGATTGTTAAGAGCACAATACGGTAAAACAGCATTGGTTAACAATCTACGAGAAATAAAATGAAAATATCAGAAATTATTAACGAAACAGCAACAGCAGGCGCCACAAGCGCAGGGAATATTGCCACTGTAGTAAGTCCTCATGTTGCTATTGGTAAAGACCGTAACAAAAAGAGTTTTACAGGTACTCCTGGAAAAAGCGGCACAAAAGCTCCAGATGTGCCCAAAGCTAAACAAATTAAAAACTCAGACGGCACGGCTAAAAACGCACTGGATATAAGTACCAATATATTTGGAAGCGGGTCTGCTATCAAAAGATAAATACTACTATGAAAAAGATATTCAAAGAAAATGCTGATAATCATGGTCAACATGATCACGAAGCTTCTATGGCTAAAGCAGAGCTTTACAAAGCTGCTGAATACGCCATTAAACTCTTCCATATGATTCAGCCCGGCGATAATCTAGAAGGGTGGGTATCTGCTAAAATCACAAAAGCAGCCGACTATCTAGATTCTGTTGGCCACTATATGGAATATCAGAAAAAGTTTGAACCCGAACAAGAAGTAGATTCAAACGAACAAGATCTTGATTTTAACGAATCAACAAAGAAAGAAGTTGAAAATCAACTTCTGGAACAATGGAAAAATTATAAAACCCAAGGATAATATCATGGATTTCAAAGCACTAGTATCTAAAATTGCAAGTTTCGAGACACCTGCTAAAAAAGCAGCTACGATAACTGAAGCCGCAAAGCCAAAGATTCAGCTATCAGAAGATGCTGAAATCCGTGTACTTGCTGGCGTGTCAACTATTTTATCAGAATCTAAAAAAGCAAAACCAGATTTTTTAGATGTTGACAAAGATGGCGACAAGAAAGAGCCAATGAAGAAAGCTGCTAAGGCAGTTAAAGAAGAAATGAAAGTTGGTGATACAAAGAAAACTGCCAAGGGCGGCACTGTTACTAAAACTAAAACAGGTATCACACATAAAGCAGGTCCTGGCAACTACGGTGGATCTAGCGATAAAGACACAGATTTAGATGCCGATGACGACAAGTCAAAAGACAAAAAGAAAAATGTTAAAGAAGCTGCCAACGCTAAACAGCAGGCTGCTATAGCTATGGCTAAGAAAAAGAAAGAAAAGAAAATGGAAGAAGGTGCTAAGCCAGACTTCCTTGACATGGACAAAGATGGTGACAAGAAAGAGCCAATGAAAAAAGCCGTTGCTGACAAAAAGAAAGGTGCTGCTCCTAAGAAAGGTGTAAATCCTTTTGCTAAGAAAAAAGCTGTTAAAGAAAGCGAAGACAAATTAACATTCAAACGTTGTTTGAAAATTGTAGTTGAAAGTCAAGGTTCAATGCAGATTGATCCAGTAGACAAAACATTGTGGACATGGGCTAACAGAGTTGGTGCTAGTAAATTTACTGAATCTGTCAAGGCACAAGCATTTGCCGCTGCTACTTACGAAAAAATGGGCGGAGAATGGGATCTTCGCAAAACTTTATCAGAGTAAAGGGTAACCAATGATTCTTTTAGAACAAATTCAAGAAGCCTTTCCCGAGGCAAAAAAACAAAGAGTAGCAGATTTATACGAAGGCTTTGTAGAAACATTTGAATTGTTTGACATTATGACACCAGCAAGACAAGCAGCATTTCTTGCTCAGTGTGCTCATGAAAGTGGTAATTTTAATTTCATGGTTGAAAATCTTAACTATGGAGCTAAAGGTCTTAGAGGTACATTTCCAAAGTACTTTCCAACAGATGCTTTAGCAGCCGAGTACGAACGTAAACCAGAAAAGATTGCCAATAGAGTGTATGCTAATAGAATGGGCAATGGCGACGAAGCAAGCGGTGACGGATTTCGTTATCGTGGTCGCGGCTTAATCCAAGTTACAGGTAAAAATAATTACACAGCTTGCGGCGAAGCATTAGGAGCAGATTTGTTAGAAGAACCAGAATTACTTGAAACTTCCCCGGGAGCAGTACTATCAGCCGGGTGGTTCTGGGCTGCTAACAAACTTAATCAATTTGCTGACTCAGGTGATATTCTAACAATGACCAAACGCATTAACGGCGGAACTATCGGTCTAGAAGATCGTATCAAACATTACAATCACGCACTTCATATTTTGGTAGATTAATTCTTGCTCTAAGGGGCCGTAGTCATATATAATAACTATTAACAAGGAGTTATTATATGACAAAAATGTACGGTCCTGAAGAGAAAGCAAAACTTGAACGCCTTATCAACGAAGGCTCAACTGTACTACGCGAAGTTGAAGATCTACAAGAAGGTCTTAAAGAAACAGTCAAAGCAGTAGCCGAAGAACTGCAAATCAAACCCAGTATTATCAACAAAGCAATTAAAATCGCACACAAAGACAATTGGAAAGATCACGAAGCAGAGTGGAACGAAATTGAAATGATCTTAGGTGTAACAAAGCATTTGCCTGAATGATTGAATTTTTTCAAAATTCTTATAAGTGGGCAAAACAAGATTATCGAGCATGGCCGCTGAGATTTATTCTAGAAATCACTGCTTGGTTCATGAGCATTTGTTGTACCATATGGATGGGTGCTACTTTGCCCAATCCTCCATTTTTAATACTGTATCCTTTGTTTATTATTCAATGCTCAATTTTTGGCTGGGCAGCTTGGACAAGGCGTAGTACAGGAATGGTAGCAAATTATCTTTTAATTGTCACTATAGACATAGTAGCATTGATACGTTTAATAAATATCTAAGAGAAAGGTTTAATCAGCCATAAATGATTATGTTGGTATTTGTGAGCCCTAAATCACAAGGAGAGAAAAAATGAGTTACGTAGATGCTTTCTACGACAGAGACAATGATCTTATCTCTGTTGTTGAACGAGACAAAGAAGGTCGCAGACATTTCAAAGAATATCCTGCCAAATATCTGTTTTATTATCCAGATTCCAAAGGCAAGTATGTCAGCACACACGGCACACCACTGAGTCGTGTTACTTGTAAAAACCTAAAAGAATTTCACAAAGAACAAAAAATACACGGAAGTCAGAAACTATACGAGTCTGACATCAATCCAATATTCCGCTGTTTAGAAGATAACTATCTCAACGTAGATGCTCCAAAACTAAATGTAGCATGGTTCGATATTGAGGTAGACTTTGATCCAGAGCGTGGGTATGCTAGTCCCGATGATGCGTTCATGCCCATAACTGCTATTGCTGTACACTTACAATGGTTGAATACTCTTGTGTGTTTAGCTGTTCCGCCAAAGTCTATGACTATAGAAGAAGCAGAAAAGTTAGTTGCTGGAATTCCAAATACATATTTGTTTGACAACGAAGCAGATATGTTAGACAATTTCCTAACACTGATTGAAGATGCTGATGTATTATCAGGTTGGAACTCAGAAGGCTTCGATATTCCTTACACAGTTAATCGTGTAACCAAAGCATTAAGCAAAGAAGACACTCGCAGATTTTGTTTGTGGAATCAATTTCCCAAAAAACGTGAATACGAAAAATATGGAAAAGCCGCTGTTACTTATGATCTTATTGGTCGTGTTCATTTGGACAGTCTCGAGTTGTACCGCAAATATACCTATGAAGAACGACACACCTATCGACTGGACGCAATTGGAGAGATGGAGATAGGCGAGAATAAAACTGTCTACGAAGGCACACTTGATCAACTATACAATAATGACTTCCGCAGATTTATTGAATACAACAGACAAGACTGTGCTTTACTTGATAAACTAGACAATAAATTAAAATTCTTAGACTTAGCTAATAAAATTGCTCACGAAAACACAGTGTTGCTTCAAACTGCTATGGGTGCTGTAGCTGTAACTGAACAAGCTATTATCAACGAAGCTCATAGACGCGGTATGATTGTGCCAAATCGAGTTCGTCGAGAACCTGGAAGTGAGCCAGCCGCAGGTGCTTATGTTGCGTATCCTAAAAAAGGTATTCACGAATGGATTGGGTCAGTCGACTTGAACTCACTGTACCCGTCGGCGATTCGTGCGTTGAATATGGGGCCAGAGACTATTGTTGGTCAACTACGTCCAGACTATACTAAAAATTACATTGACGAACAAATGGTACGTCACGGCAAATCATTTGCTGCTGCTTGGGAAGGGTTGTTTGGTTCTTTAGAATACGAATTAGTTATGGAACGTAACGTTGCTAAAGAAATCACCATTGACTGGGAAGAAGGCGGCAAAGATGTTCTTACTGGCGCACAAATAAGCGATTTGATTTTTGATTCTGGACAACCGTGGATGCTTAGTGCTAACGGTACTATCTTTACCTACGAAAAAGATGGCATTATTCCAGGACTGTTAAAACGTTGGTATGCTGAACGTAAAGAGATGCAGGCCAAACTAAAAGAATGTATTGCCAGTGGCAATAAGATTGAAGAAGAATACTGGGACAAACGACAATTGGTTAAAAAGATTAACTTGAACAGTTTGTATGGTGCCATTCTTAACCCTGGCTGTCGTTTCTTTGATAACCGCATTGGGCAATCAACAACATTAACTGGCAGAACCATTGTTAAACATATGGCTGCTAAGATTAACGAAATCATTACAGCTGAATATGACTACAAAGGTCGTGCTGTGATATACGGCGATACCGATTCATGTTATTTTACAGCTTATCCAATCCTAAAGAAAGAAATTGAAAGTGGTAAATTGCCCTGGACCAAAGAAACTGTAGTACAACTTTATGATCAGATTGCCGATGAAGTAAATCAGAGTTTTCCTAAAATGATGACTGATAAATTCCATTGTCCTAAGACTCGTGGTGAAGTTATCAAAGCTGGACGAGAAATTGTTGCTATCAAAGGTCTGTTTATTACTAAGAAACGTTATGCGGTTCTTTACTACGATAAAGAAGGAAAGCGTAAAGATGTAAACGGCAAGCCTGGTGAAATCAAAGCTATGGGTCTAGATCTCAAACGTTCAGACACTCCTGTAGTAATTCAAAACTTTTTAAGTGAAGTTCTTGAAAAAGTTCTTACAGGACACACTAAAGAACAGGTCCTTGAACACATTACAAACTTTAGAACAGAGTTTAAAACTCGGCCTGGCTGGGAAAAAGGCAGTCCCAAACGTGCCAACAACATCACAGAATATGCTGCTAAGGAAAAGAAAGCAGGTAAAACTAACATGCCCGGACACGTTCGTGCTAGTTTGAACTGGAACACTTTGAAGCGTATGATGGATGACAAATACTCTATGAATATTGTTGACGGAATGAAAGTAATTGTTTGTAAAGTCAAAGACAATCCAATGGGGTATACCAGTGTTGCGTATCCTGTAGACGAACTTCGCTTACCACAATGGTTTAAAGACATGCCGTTTAATGACGGCGAAATGGAAACCACTGTTATTGACGAAAAACTAGAAAACCTTATTGGTGTTCTAGAGTGGGATATTAGTCAAACAAGAAGCGACAACACTTTTAACAAATTATTTGATTTTGAATGATTTCGTGGTTGATTTTTATTCACAATCTAAATATAATCTTAATATAACCGGAGAATTTCATGAAAGACATTTTACAAGACATTGTTAGTCACACCCAGAACCTAGGGTTTTTAACTACTGTTAAAATTACAGGCACAGAAAACGATACTTCATTCTTTTCAATGGCAGACGATCGTTCTGTTATTATGGAAGCTGTAACATATCAACCATATCCAGACATGATTGGTACATTTGGCATGCCACAACTTCAAAAGCTCAAGTATCTTTTAGATGGTGCTGAGTACAAAGAAAATGCTAAAATTAGTATTACAACTGCTGAACGCAACGGCGACACTATTCCTGTGGGTATTCACTTTGAAAATAAAGATGGCGATTTTAAAAACGACTATCGTTTTATGAATCAAGAAATTATTAACGAAAAAATGAAAGCAGTTAAATTCCGTGGTGTTAAGTGGGACGTAGAAATTGAACCAACAGTAGCTAGTGTTCAGCGTTTTAATTTCCAAGCAGGCGCTCACAGCGAACATCCAACATTCCTTGCTAAAACTGAAAGCGGAAATCTTAAATTTACGTTTGGCGACATGTCAACACATGGTGGTGAATTTATTTTTGCTCAGAATGTAGCAGGAAAATTAGATCGCGGTTGGACTTGGCCAGTTTTACCGATCTTGAGTATCCTTAAGATTGCAGATGTCAACAACACTAAAATGTCTTTGAGCAACGAAGGTGCTATTCAAATCACTCTAGACAGCGGTGTTGCTATCTACAAATATATTATTCCAGCACAAGCGGCCTAAATATGATCAAAGGTATTAATCCTAACGGAAAGTATATTACAGTTTCGGGTGGTTCGCCATCTAGTACATACATTAGCCCCGGATCAGTTGGGGCTGGTATGATTCGTTGGAACTCAAACATGAGTTGTATGGAAGTCAACGACGGAAATATGTGGAAAACTATCGAAATGAATTATGCTTCTGTAGGATTATCACCCGAAGCCGAATCGTTACTTGATTGGGCACATAAGAAACGTGACGAAGAAGTAGCATTACAGGCCTTGGCTAAAAAGAATTCTGCTGTTAAAATAGCACTAGACAACTTAGAACAGGCACAACAACAATTAGAAATTACAGCACACTTAGCGAGAGATTATGAAACCACCAGTTAATTTAACACCATTACAAAAAGACTACGCAGTCTATTTGCCTGCGATTAGTTGTTTTTATTCAACTTATGTTAGTAAACAAAGATTTAGTGATTTTGTTCCTCAAGATCGAATTCCGCAAGGGTTTGATCGTGGCATTGAAGGAATGAACTTTCTAAATCCCGAACAAGGCTACTTTACCTACAAGTACGGCCTGTATTCAGCAGGTCACGCACAACTTGACTTAGAAAAAACCATCACACAAGATGCTATGATTCAAGATCGAGATCGTGCTAACACAGTTATTGTTGGTGATTCTGGTGGTTATCAGATTGGTAAAGGTGTGTTAAAGTTTGATTGGCAAAACTTTGAAGGTGCTGCTGCTAACAAAACTAGAGATAGTATTCTCAACTGGTTAGAACTTACTGCTGATTGGTCAATGTTGCTTGACGTTCCAACATGGGCCTGTGATCATATTCATAGTCCAAAGACAGGTCTTAAGAGTTTTCAAGATTGTTTAGACAAAACCTTACACAACAATGACTATTTCATACGCAATCGGTTAGGTCAAACTAAATTTTTAAACGTGCTACAAGGCAGTGACTGGGAAACTGCGCAGGCATGGTACGAAGCTGTTAAACACTTGCCAACTGAAGGTTGGGCAATGGGCGGGAAGAATATGTGCGACATGGAAATCGCACTCAAAAGACTCATCATCCTTCGTGATGAGAAACTATTAGATAATAGGAACTGGATGCACTTTTTGGGCACTGCTCAATTAGATTGGTCATGTTATCTAACTAGTATTCAACGACAAGTAAGGAAAAACATCAATGAAAACTTTACCATATCTTTTGATTGTGCCAGCCCGTTCATCGCAACAGCACACGGACTCGTCTACACCAATGCCCAACACACCAACAAGCGTTGGTCGGTCATCATGGACAAAGCCCCAGACAATAAGGCCCTTAGCCAGGCTTTTAATATCCCCTTCCCGTTCGAATCAGAAATTGGTCGAAGATTAACTCAAGGCGATATCTGTTGGTATAAACCCGGAATGCTGAATAAAGTAGGTAACGAAGGTAAGACATCTTGGGATAGTTTTGGCTATGCTCTAATGATGGCTCATAATACCTATTGTCATATCACTGCTGTACAACGTGCCAACAACTTAATGGACATCGAAACAGCTCGTTTCCAACCAGATTGGAGAGAGTGGAAAAAGATCAAAGACGCTGATATGAGCGATGAATACAGCGACTGGGTTCCACGCAACATATTGTACTTTGATCGCTTTGTTGAAGAATTGTTTAAAAGCGAAACTCCAATGGACATGATTGAACAAGCTCGACCAATGCTTAACAACATGATGGGCATGAGATTAAAAGGCGGCCTTGCTAAAAATACCTATAATGTTTTGTTTGAAGAAGAACAAAAAACTGGTGATGTAGAAGATTTTATGGATCCAGAAGATGAAAAACTCCGCGAACTTGAAGAACTGTATCATGAGCAGGAGGCTCAAAATGTATGAAAATAGAATTAAAGTTTTAGAAGAAACACATCGTCTACTAGATGCTGAAATTGCCAAACTTGAAAAGAATGGCAATTTCAAAGATGAATATTTGTCCGAATTGAAGAAAAAGAAGTTGCTTTATAAAGACGAAATTGCTAAACTTAATAGACTTCAATGGGAACATGATCACGAAAGCATCGACTA